CATCAGGATACAAAGGTCTTGTTTCTCCTTCACCCGGACTAAATACTATCGGCATATCAATCCCTATTCTCCTCGTCTCTGTGTCCTAGATTATATTCCATTGGTTTACCGCAAGTGCTACAATTTTCTACCCATAAAAAGTGGAGCATGCCACAGTGTTTACAACGTGTGCCAGCGCCTATGTTTAAAACATCTCCTGCTGAGGAGTTACGATTACGTTGCTCATTGGTTATACCAGCAAGAGGTTTTTCTGTATTTAAAACAGAAGATACATCGTATTGAATATCACTACGTATACTTTGTTTCTGAAACCTTTCTATGTCTTCAGCATCAATTGTTCGAAAGTCGAGCGCCATTCATTCCCCTCACTCTCATTAACTCGTTGTAACAAAGATGTAAATGTTTCCTAAAATGTGATGTGGGTCACAAGATACACATGTGTTACTAGCGATAGCATCGCTAATCGCTGTTTCTATTGCAGTTTTCGCAGTGTTATCTTGAAAATCCTTAGGTGGAAACGGACCAAGTATTGATACTGATTTCGCCACTTAAATCACCGCCCTCATGAGCGGCGACCTATCGCTAAGAAAGTCCCATTTGAGGATGCACCTGATGCACCATTACCACCAATGATGGTGATTGTAGTCCCATCAACATGACCTAAAGGTGTAAAGGACATAGCCTGAGTTCCGCTACCCGCCGCATCTCTTACGTTGAAAGTTGCTGGTGCGGCTGAACTGTTAAGCACAAAAGCATCAATTGATGCTAGTAGTCCACTCAAGTCAATGCTTGTGTCTGTTTGTGCAAAAGTTCCTGTTACTATCATTCTGTCACCGAAATAACTCGGTCTTGGGTCTATTGTTACTGCCATTATTCTTCATCTCCTGTTGTTTCTTCTTCTTTTGAGTCTGCTATGAGTTCGTCAGTCTCTGCGACACCATCGGGACTCATAACTGTTGCTACTAATTCTAGTAATTTAGATTTTGTTGCATAACCATTCGGTTTTATTTCATACTTGGCTAACCAAGCAAGAATATCTTTTCTTGACCATCCTTCATCAGGAATTCCGTCATTACCTAAATCTTTAGTTTCTGTTGGTTTTTCGTATCCTTCAATGGTGAAATTGTCTCCTAATCTATGACCCCATTGGTCAACCCATGCTGTAGTGACTTCCCTTTTTTCTCCCCTGATAAATTCAGGGTGAGAAGGGTCTATACATCTAACTGAGTAAGACTTACCCTTGTAAGTTACTGTAGGCAAATTTAATCACCTTAAGCGACTATAGCCATAAAGTGTGTTTGACTATCTAGTGTGCCTTCTGCTTGCATAGTAATAACGCCTGTTCCAATACCTGCGTCAACAGTCAAAGACTTTCCTGCCACACCTGAGCCTCCAACAACGATTGCTAAGATTTTACTTGCATCTCCACCAACGGTGAATTCATTATTATCTTGAACTAGGGTGAAAGTTCCCATAATCAATTTCATTCCTGCTGTTGCGTTAGTGGTATTACTGTTCTTTGCATTGAATCCAGCAAGAGCACCCGGGTATGAGCCCGCTGCTGCTCCGCCATCTAACCATGCTGTGTCGTCTATTGGTGTTCCTGCGTATAGGTCTAGTTCTAATGTAACGGACATTACTCCGCCGCTTCCTGTGCTTCTTGTAAAAGTTACTGCCATTTTTTTTCATCTCCTTTATTTTTTTTCTCCATTTTATTCATTTTAAAGAACGGATTTGTCCTTGTGCTCCGAAGAAAGTTGTCCATATTTCTCCCATTGTTCTGTAAAGTCCTTCTTGACCTAGTCTGTTAATTGCGAATGGGTCACCAGTTTCAATTCCGCTTTCAAAGTATTGTGTTGGAATTGCTGTGCTGAAGTACATGTAATCTGTGTCTAATAAGTACATTCTACTTAGAGTATCTTTTTGTACATCCTTGGAAGGAATGATTGGTACTCCGTTATATGTAGCAACGATAAATCCTGCTTCAATACCCGGTACACCCTTTACTCCATTGTATGTAGGTGTTACTCTTTTTTCTTCCATAAATCTTTGTTGAGATTGTAGTAATTGTTGTAATCTCATTAAAGTGTCATATCCTGTTAAGATAACTTTTGGATTACCTCCACGTTCCCAAACTCTTTGGAATAAATCATCTAAGTGGTCTAATGAAAGAACTCTATCAGTTGCTGTATTACTTACAACATTATTACTCAATTCTGCATTTGACCAAGAGTTTGCACTTCTGCTAATACTGTAGATATCTAAGTCTGTATCAGCACTTAAATCACTGTGGAGATTGTCCATACCAGTTTTTGCATCAGCGTCAGCAAGGAATGCTGCTGTGATTCTGTCAAGTGATTCATAGTTGTTACCTGCTGGTGTATCTACATCAGTTAGTAGCATTTTGTTAATCATTTCTGCGTGGTGTTTACCCATTTCTTCTTTTAATACTGAACGGATGTCTCCCATACCATCATCCTTATCAGCAAGGAAGATTGCAGTTTCTGACATATCAAATGTGTGAGCAATTGTTTTTGGTTTTGCTGCTACATGTTGGAAAGTTGGTTTCACTGTTTCAGGTAGTGTTGCATTTTCTGCTACTCCACCGTGTAATGTACCTGCATTAGGTTTTGCAGTGATTACTCTCCATCCACTTCTATCCCAAGGTTTCTTAGGTAGAATGCTGAATGCATTAAATTCTTGGTTTAATTGAGACCACACTTTTCGTCCATAAATTGCTTGGTATGTACCAGCAGTTGTGGATAACATTGGTGAGTCTGCTTTTAATAACTCGCTACCAGTGTATGTGTACCCCATTGCGTTTCCGGCACCATAGTAGTACCTCTCCATATCTGTTACTGTTCTTACGTAATTTCTTGCCATATTTTTCATCTCCTTTATTTAATTTAATCTCCTCTGAAAACACTACCTGCTAATTGGTGTACTTCTTCCCAAGACATGTTTGCCATATCAGGTGTTGATGGTACTACAACATCACTTGTAGGTACTCCTACTGATTTTTGGAGTGTTACACCTTCATCAGAACCAATGTTATCGATTCTTTCTGATAATGAAGCAATTGCTTTTTGAATTTCAGCAAGTGGTCCACGAGCATCGAATGCTGCTGCTTCTGCTTGTTGATATTCTTGTGTCATTTCTTGTTGGTATCTACCTTCAAATTGTTTTTCTAATGTAGCACGGAATTCTTCTTCTCTTTTTGCTGCTTTGTAAACTTCATATGCATTCTCTATTTGAGAGCCATCTACATCACTTGGTACTAAGAATTCTGATTTTTCTACTGCTCCTTCTTTACCTTTTCCACTGTTTAATTTACCAACAGCGTTTGTTGAAGGGTTACCGCCTTCTTGAACACGTCCCGGTGCTTGTCCAGCAAAGTAACTTGCTCCATCACCAATTGATTCAGGTGTAGAACCTAAGTTTGCTTTAGCAAGGTCATCAAAGTGTTGCCTTGCTCCTGCTATGTCTACTCCTGCACCTTTTAGAGTGTTCTCCATCCAGTCAAGATATTCGGATGTGATAACGTCAGAATATTCGTCAGATTTCTTTTTGTCATCTTTCTCTTCCTTTTTATCATCGTCCATAGCATGAACACCTTTGTCCATTTTATCTTCCATTTTTTCATCCATTTTGTTGTCTTTATTGTCTTTCTTATCCATGTGCTCTTTCAAGCCCTTAGGAATTTCTCCTTTTTCCATGGAGTCTAATCGACCTTCAAGACGACTTAATACGTCTGTCATTTGTTCCATTACATCATCAGTCATTTTTTTCACCTTATTGTTTTCTTTATCTTCTTTTAGTATTCTAAATGTTGCTTCGGGGTTTATCCCTTTTTCACAGATTGTGATTTCGTGAAGTTCTAGTTTGCTTATTTCTTGGTAATCTCCGTGTTTTGCATCACTTTTTCTTACCCGTTTGAATGCTTGTCCTCCAATGCTGAATCCTCTTAGACTTCCTTTTCTGATTTCTGCTGCTACTTCTCTAGCCTTTTCAATATCAGTTCTAAGATTAACAACGACAAACATTCCTGCGTCATCAACTTCGCTCTTCCATAACCTCCCTTCACTATCTGTATAACTTGGAATCACTTCACCGACTTGTATGTTTGAATGCGCTAGTTGCACGTTTCGGTATTTTGGTTCCTCCATGTATTTTTTGAATGCTTCTTTTAACGCTTTGCGGGTTATCATATCTCCTTGTTTATCTACTAACTCCACTGAGGCATATCCTGCGACAATGAGGTCATTACTAGATTTAAGCAATTGGATATTGCTGTCTGCACTGGTTTGTCGAAGCACACTAGTCACCTGTTCGCTTGTTTACCTATATTAATAAAGCGGCATCGATTCTCCTTTCATTTTTATTCCTAAACGCTAGACTGCTCTGCATTTTTATCCTTCTTTTTCTTATTTTTCATATGAGGGTACTCTTTCTCGGGGTCTTCGGTTGGGCGGTCTAACATGTCCCAGTCAGGCATACTTTGCTCTGCGGTGAGTTCTGTAGGGCCTCTAGGTGACTCTATTTGTGCTCCCACGTCTATACCTAACCCACGAGCACCTGTGGTATTGAACATCTGTTCTTTTTCAACTCTATCAAATAAATCAACTATTTTTTCTAAAGCCTTAACCATGGTTTTTAGTTTTTCTTCATCTTTAGGTTTCATAACATTATCTTCAGCATCAGCATCTATGATACCCGCTGAGTTATCTTCTGACTGTTTTCT